AGGTGAAATGAGCGATTCGGCGATGGCGTTGATGTTTAACCCCGACGTGTTCGCGCAGGGCCAGCGGTTGGCCACTGTGATGGCGGCAAGTCAGTTTCTCCCGCCCCACCTGAAAGGCAAAACCGGCCCAGCCGAGACTGTGGCCAACTGCTATCAGGTGATCGTGCAGGCCCAGCGGTGGGAAATGGACCCGTACCAAGTGGCAAGCCATACTTTCCCGGTCGGCGGTCGCCTCGGGTTTGATGGGCAGTTGATTGCCTCGGTTGTGCATGCCCGATCAAATCTCGACGGTCGACTCCGCTGCACCTACGACGGCACGGGTGACGCGCGGAGGATCACAATCACCGGCCGGTTCAAAGATGAGGACCAGCCCCGAACGATTGAAATGACCGTCGCACAAGGCAAGGCCGCGACTCAGCAGGTACACCGGATGTGGACCAGCGACCCCGACCAGAAACTTTGGTACTCGGGCGTTCTCAAGTGGGCCAGAAGGCACTGCCCGGAAGTCGTCTTGGGTGTCCGTGCAGAGGGTGAGGACTTCGGCGATCCTGAACCGATTGTCGTCGTCCAGCAGCCCCGTACGGCGAATGCCAGGGCGGCGGAGGTGCTTGGCATCACCCCGCCTTCCGTCGAGCCCCCTGCGGTCCCTGAGGTGTCTCCCGCCGGGGAGTTGGCCGAGTGAGTTTTGTCTGGGTTCTTTTGCAAGGAGTGTCAGATGTCGCGTGAGATGCTAATCGAGAATGTTGGCCCTATCCGCAAGCTGGAATTTGCGGTTCCCGAAGAGGGCGGGGTGGTTGTCCTGCAGGGCCGGAATGGAGCGGGCAAGAGCCACGCCCTGAGTGCCGTGCAGTCGCTGGTGTCTGGGGACGGGACTGTGCCTGTCCGCGATGGCGAACCAAAGGCCACCGTCGAGGGGCTGGGGGCCACGATCCGCGTGGGCAAGCGCACGACTCGGTCGGGCGAGCTGGAGGTCGAGAGCCTGGTTGGCGATGTGGACCCGGCTACCCTGGTCGATCCCGGCATCCAAGACCCCGAGCGGGCGGACGCGGCCCGGATCAAGGCGCTGTTGACGCTGGCCGGGGTTCAGGCCGAGCCCGCCGATTTCATGTGGAACGGGACCACGATCAGTCTGCCCGAGGACGAGACCGACCCGGTCAAGCTGGCGGGGATGGCCGCACGGGAATACCAGCGGCTGGCACGCGAGCAGGAATCTGCGGTCACCAACCTGGAGGGCCGCATCGCGAAGCTGGGTGTCGTGGCGGTCGAGTACGACGGCGAGACCGACGCGGACATGCTGGAGGATCGGCTGGTCTCGGCACGTGCAAACCTCGAAACGCTGAAGAAGCTGCGGTCCGACCACGAGCGGCAGCAGCAGACCGTGACCAGCGCCAAGGCCAAGCTGGCAGAAGTCGCCGGCGACATCGAGGAGCGGCTGGCCAAGGCCCGCAAGGAGTACGCTGAGGCATCCCAGAAGCAGGATGCGGCTTACAAGCTGGTCGAGGAAGTAAAGGCCCGGCTGGCCGAGGTGACCCGCGATCTGCACAACGCCGGACAGGCGGTTCTGGCTGCTGGCAAAATGTGCGATCAGCTGGGGGCCGAGGCCGAGCGGCACGCCGAACTCCGCGCGGCCGTGAACCCTGAGAGCTGGGTCCCCGAGGTGACCGACGAGGCCCTGCAGCAGGCCGAGCAGGCGATTGCCGACGCCCGCGACGCGATGCAGAAGGCCACCCTAGTCCGGCAGAACGCAGAGACTGCCAAGGAGCGGGAGTTTCTGGAGAATGAGAAGATCCGCACGGCCGCCACCGCTGAGACCCTGCGTGGCTACGCCGGGCGGTGTGAAAACGCCCTGTCGCTGATGGTCGGCAAAACGGGAACAGGTCTGTTCGTCGAGGGCGGGCGGCTGCGGATGCAGACCGACCGAGGCGAGGGCGAGCTGTTCGCCGACCTGAGCCACGGAGAGCGGTGGAAGGCCGCGATTGACGTGTGTGTCAACGCGACCGGGGAAAACTCGGTTCTGGTCATCCCCCAGGAGGCATGGGAGGGAATCGACCCGGCAAACCGTCGGGCGCTGAACGAGCATGCCCGGAACCGCCGCGTGGTGGTGCTGACTGCCGAGTGTGCTGATTGCGACATCAAGGCGGAGGTGATGGAGTGACCACGATCCGCCATCTGATCGACAGCCGGGCGTCCAACCAGATCGGCCCCTCGGGCTGCTGGCTGCTGTCTGTGCTGTCGGTCAGTGGGCGGGTGGAGTGGTGGGATGATGAGCTGGCCGGGGCGACTGGCTTGGGGAGTCGGTCGACCCTCGGCAGGGTTCGCCAGGTGTGCATTGATGCCGGGTGGCTGCGATACGAACCGGGTGCGAGAGGTCGACCGGCGGTGTACACTATTCTGTCCAAATTTGACACAGAAAGCGGGCAGAATGTGACGCAGAATGTGGACATTATCCGGGCAGAATGTGAAGCAGAATCCGGACAGAAACCGCAAGTCAAGAAACGCAAGCAAGTTACGGCAACACTTGACGACCCTGCAATCCCACCCGAGTTCGACACTGCTGCATTCCGCGAGGCGTGGCAAAACTGGATTGTGTACAGGTCCGAGAAGCGAAAGCCGGTCAGCATTCGAGCGGCGAAACAGCAGTTGCAGACATTCGCGGGGTGGGTCACGACCGGTGCGACGGTGGCTGATCTGATCGCCTCGATAGAGCAGTCGATAGCCAACGATTGGCAGGGACTGTTTGAGCCTCGAGGCGGGAGTCGGCAAGTTGTGGACAGGCAGGCGTTGGCAAACTTTCTGAGGGCGGGAGATGGACCGAGAGACGTTCGCGAAGGGGATGGCGTTCCTTCAGTCGGCTGTTCAGGTGACGGCACCAGAGGCAACCCTCAACGCCTATTGGCATTTGCTGCGGGATCTGTCCCCGGAGGTGTGGCAACAGGCGGTGTTGGCAGCGGCGGCGAGCCACAAGTTTCACACACTGCCCCCGGTGGCGGAGATCCGGCGACACGCACAGGCGGCGGTAAACGGCATCGGTCCGACCTGGGAGGAGGGATTCGCGGTGGCGTGCCGAGCGGTCAGCAGGGCGGGGGGAAGCTACGCAACGCCGGAGCAACGCCAGGAGGTGCTGTCAGCGATGCCGGGATTGTTGGGGGAGATGACCAACCGATTCTGGTCGACGATCTGCCGTTCTGAGGATGCGGGCGTCCTACGGGGCCAATGGCGTCAGGCGTGGGAGGCAGCGGAGCAGAGGACGGCGGAGGTTGACAGGCTCCCGCCAGCAGTCAGGCCACGACGAATCGGGCCGGATCTGGCGACATTGTTCAAGATGCCTCGGGGGATCGAATGAGCGAGGAGATCATTGACATCTGGGAGAGCCGTGAAACGTGGCTGCGGGTGGCCTCGATGTGGCAGGTGTGCCGACAGTCAGCGGCGGACAAATGCGTCTTGCCTCGAACTCTCGACGTGATGCAGAAGATCTGTGGCCAGATTGCCGCGAGGTGCAAATCTGGCGACTCGACGGTGGCACTGTCTGGAACGCGGGACGGGTGGGCGATCCTCACCGGGTGGCTGTCCAACGTGCAGTGGGGGTCGATCGTGAATCGGCACGGCGGGCATGTGTTCAACCACAGGGAGCGGCAGTGGGCGGGGGAACTCGGTCACAGGCTGGTGCGTGCGACGAGCATTTGTGAGGCGTTTCGAGAGAAAGAGGTGAAGCAGTGAGTCAACCGATTGAACACAGTCCGGGGCCGTGGCAAAGAGGTCGGATGATTGGTCTGACGGGCGATGTGTGAGGAGTTGTTGAGGGAGTACGCCGAGTGACTGGCCGAGCGGCTGGCGGCGTGAGTAACCAAGACTAGGAGTGATGACAGATGAGGGCCATGAGCAAGCGCAGGGCAGCCGACACGGTCGAGTACATCGGCGACTACCAGAGGTTTCGGATCGCGATTTACGATGATGGCGTTGCGCGATTGTGTTTTCGGGCCATTCACTTTGGATCTATGAGATGCGTGGACAAGGTCAACTGTTGGCGGTGGTTGGGTGACCATACGCCAGAGGTGGCCCGACGAATTGCGAATGTCATGGTGGCCAACATCGATAAGTTGGCAGAACTGCGGGGAGTGCCGTTGCCATGAGTGACGAGATCGAGGTTCCCCGTTGCCCGGTGTGTCTCTGGATGGTCTACACGCGGCGAGCGGACGGCAGGCAGGGGGCGAGGCTATACACCGGTTACCGGCCTGCACTGCGGGCAAAACTGCGGACGAAGCTTGAGCCAGGGGATAGCGTGGCGCTGGTCAAGTTTGACCGCGAGGACAGGGCGACACCACGGAACAGGGGAGGGGCAGTGAGATGAAACGATTCCGACAGACAGGCAGAGGCACCCGCCGCAAGCCGGGCGAGATGAACAAGCTGGAGGCCAAGATGGCCGACGAACTGCGGGCCAAACAACTAGCGGGGGAAATCGATTGGTTCGCCTTCGAGGCAATCACCATCAAGCTGGCCGATAGGACCAGGTACACCCCTGATTTCCTCGTGATGCTGTGCGATGGACAACTTGAACTGTGGGAGGTAAAAGGCCACTGGGAAGACGATGCGAGGGTCAAGATCAAGGTAGCGGCATCGCTGTTCCCCTTCGTGTTTCGGGCGTTCAAACCCAAGACGAAGCGTGATGGCGGCGGGTGGAGTGTAGAGACGTTTGGCGGCCATGAGTGATGGCAGCCGGGTTCCTGATGACAGAGGGTGAGTGATGGCGGGCATCATGAACGCTGCAGCATGGGAGAAAATCATTGGTGAAAATCTGGAGTGGCTCATGCAGCAGCCCCGATCGCTGGAACGCGACCACATCCAGGTCATCATGGAGTGGGCAAGGCGACACAAAACGCTGATCGACAGCACGGCCGACAAAACGCCGGTTTGATTCTCAATTCACAGAAAGGCGGGTGAGTGATGACACACAGAGACAGCGGCCCCCCACGAACAGACGCGGAGATCGCGGCAT